TAATGGAACTCCAACAATAAGAGGTGGTGGTGCCGCTGGCGGGGCTTGGGGTGGACCAGTTGAACCAAATAATCCAGGTGGTGGACCAGCAGGTGGTGGAGCAGGTGGTGGACCAGGAGGAACTGGATCAGATTGTTCAACAGCTGGTACAGCTAACACTGGTGGTGGCGGTGGAGGTGGTGGACCAGGAGCACAAGGAAAAACTGGTGGCTCTGGTATAGTAATAATAAGGTACAAATTTCAATAGGTAAATTATGAGTGAAATAAAAGTAAATAAAATTAGTCCAAGAGCAGCGTGTGGTACAGTACAACTAGGAGATAGTGGAGATACCTTTACAATTCCTGCAGGTGCAACAATTAATAACCAAGGTACAGCAACAAACTTTGGTGCAACAGGTTCGGCGTCTTGGAATACAACAGTTAAGACATCAACTTTCACAGCAGTAGCTGGTGAAGGATATTTTGTAAATACAACAGGTGGAGCAGTAACAGTTAATTTACCTGCAGGAACAGCAGGAGCTGTTGTTGCAATAAAAGATTATGCAGGAACTTTTGATACTAACGCAGTCACATTAGCACCAAATGGTTCTGATAAAATCGGTGGAGATGGTACTACTGATGCAACTTTATCAACAGAGGGTATAGCTGTTACATTAGTTTTCATAGATTCAACACAAGGTTGGTTAGTAACCGATTCAGGTTTACAATCAGAAGCACCTACTGCATCATTTATTGTAGCAACAGGTGGAACAATTTCTACTTGTGGAAATTTTAAAACACACGTATTTACAGGCCCAGGAACTTTTACTGTTTGTTCAGTAGGTAATGCAGCAGGTTCTAGTACAGTAGATTATATGGTAGTCGCTGGTGGTGGAGGTGGTGGTAGAGGTTCGTCTCCAGCATATATGGGTGGTGGCGGAGGTGCAGGTGGATTTAGAATAAGTAATTCAGTTGGTTGTGTACCCGCACCAGCAATGTCACCATTAGCAAATCCAACTGGTTTACCTGTTTCAGCACAAGGTTATCCAATAGTAGTTGGAGGAGGAGGTGCAGCAGCACCTGGAGATAATGCAAAAGGAACAGCGGGTGTTGCTTCAAGTTTTTCAACAATAAGTTCAGCTGGTGGTGGTCAAGGTGGTGGAAATACAAATCCTGATAGTGTGGGAGGACCAGGAGGATCAGGTGGTGGTGGAACATCAGGCGGTGGTGGTGGAACAGGAAATACACCTCCAGTAAGTCCCCCTCAAGGTCAGAATGGAACTACAGGACCCCCAGGAAATCAAAATGCTGGTGGTGGTGGCGGAGGTGCAGGAGGAGTAGCAGTAATTGGTAGTCCAGCACCTAATGTAGGTAGTTCAGGAGGCCCAGGTAGTTTTGTATCAAATACATTTTTTAGTGGAGGTGCAGCACCTTTAGGAGAACCAGGCCCAGTAGTTGATACAAGATATTTTGCTGGCGGTGGAGCCGGTTCATCAGATGGTCCAAGTGCATCATCAGCTGGAAATCCCAATGGTCAAGCACAAGGAGGTGTAGGTGGTGGAGGAAACGGTGGTAGCGGAGGATTTCCGGGAGGTGGTATAGCTTGTAATGGAGCAACTAACACTGGTGGTGGCGGTGGAGGTGGTTCTGGTTGTGGTAGTGCAGCTCCATCAATACCAGGTCCACAACAAGGTGAAACTGCTGGAGCTGGTGGTTCAGGAATTGTTGTAATTAGATATAAATTTCAATAATTAATATGTATTTACTAGTAATTAAAATTAATATATAAGGAGAATAATTATGGCACATTTTGCAAAAATAGGAGCTAACAGTAAAGTTATTCAAGTACTTACTTTGAATAATGGTGATATGTTAAACGCTGATGGCGTTGAAGATGAATCAGTAGGTCAACAATATTTAGAAACACATAATAATTGGCCTGCACAAATGTGGATTCAAACATCTTACAATACATCAAATAATACACATAACTTGGGTGGTACGCCTTTTAGAGGTAATTACGCAGGTATAGGTTATACTTGGGACGAAGATGATCAAATCTTTTGGCCTAAAAAACCATATGCATCTTGGGTAAAACATAACGAATCAGCTTCTTGGAAATCACCAATCGGTGATGCTCCAGCATTGACAGAAGAACAGACTTCACAAAACGAAGCAGATACTCATAGATGGGGTTATGATTGGAATGAAGCAAATACAACTTGGGACTTGACAGATCATAAAGCATAAATTAAAAATGGTGGTGGTATGCAGAAGAAAGTATTAACAGAGCAAGCATTATATTACGGTGATGTGGCAATGCCTAAAGATTGGGACATTGACCGAGATAAATTATCAGGCGACATTTTACAATCAGTAATTCAAAACAAAGATTTTCCATTTTCACGAACTTGGGATATGTTAAATACATATATGAGAGATCACATCGGTCTTGAATATGGAATCAATCTAGTTAATAAATCAACGTGGGGAAATATCTATAAACCCAGCGAGACTACAATTCCATTACTTAATATAGATCCAGTAGATCTACGTAACTCTCCAGACTTTACTATGCTTTACGGCGTTAAAGTTAAAGATTGTTTTGTTCGAGTACACTTTGAGGATAATAGACGTAAAGGTAGAAGTTGGGATATAGAACTTAAAGATAATATGTTTATTATGTTTCCATCAACAAATATGTATTATCTAACTAACAATCAAAAAGATTCATTAAATTTTGTACAAACAATAACTTATGAATATATCTAATTACTATTGGTATTTTAGTGGTGTACTTACACCAAAGTTTTGTGATGATGTAATAGCTTATGCAAATTCACAAGAAGAAGTTATGGCTAGAACTGGTGGGTTTGGTGATAAAAAATTAAACAAACAAGAAGTAAAAGATTTAAAAAGAAAAAGAAACTCTGATCTAGTATGGTTAAATGATACTTGGATTTATAAAGAATTACACCCATACGTTCACGAAGCAAATGCAAGAGCTGGTTGGAATTTTGAATGGGACAGATCAGAATCTTGTCAGTTTACAAAATATAAACACAATCAATACTATGATTGGCATTGTGATAGTTGGGATAAACCTTATGACAAAGAAGGACCCGACAATGGTAAGATTCGAAAACTATCTATGACTTGTCAATTAACAGATGGTTCAGAATACACAGGTGGTGAATTAGAATTTGATTTTAGAAATTATGATCCACATATGAGAGATGAAAGTCAACATTTAAGAAAAGCAAAAGAAATATTACCTAAAGGTTCTATTATTGTATTCCCTTCTTTTGTGTGGCATAGAGTTAAACCAGTAACTGCTGGCACAAGATACAGTCTTGTTGTTTGGCATTTAGGAAAGCCGTTTAGATAATGTATATAAATAATTACTTTAACACGACCATTTGGTCAGAACAAAAACCAGAGTTTGTAAAATCTTTAAACAAAGCTTCTAACAAGTATATTCAAGAAGCTCGTAAAAGAGAAAAAGAAACTATAAAAAAATGGGGCGACTTTGGAAGATCATATCACTCAACACCACTTACAATGGACAATGACTTTTTAGATTTTAGAAATTACATTGGTCAAAAATCTTGGGAGTATTTAGATCATCAAGGTTATGATATGTCACAATACACAACTATGTTTAGTGAGCTATGGGTACAAGAGTTTGCTAAAAAAGGTGGCGGTCATCATTCTGCACATATACATTGGAATCAACACGTATCAGGTTTTTATTTTTTAAAGTGCAGTGATAAAACATCATATCCAATCTTTCACGAACCAAGAACAGGTGCACGTTCAACTAAATTAAAAATGAAACCAGATCGAAAAGGTGTATGGCCCGGTGAAGAACTTATAAACTTTAGACCTACACCAGGTACATTAATTATATTTCCAGGGTTCTTGGAACACGAGTTTAGTGTAGACTTTGGTAAAGAGCCTTTTAGATTTATACATTGGAACATACAAGCCGTGCCAAAAGAGATGGCAAAAGATGTTTAAATCGTTTGCAAATATAGGAGTTATAGAAAGTAAATTAAATAAAAAAGAAATGAATAAATTAAAATCTTATATAAAAAATAATGGTAATAAAAACAAAAGTAATAATTCACTAGCTGGAAATATATCTAATTCTTTCTTTTTAAAAGATAAAGATAATTGGTTTTTTAAAAATGTTTTAATACCTTTAATCAAACAATATAAAAAAGAAGAATTAGAAGCAATTGTTCCTTCTATTTTAACAAAACATTGTTCTTATGTTTTAGACACTATTTGGGTTAATTTCCAAAACAAGTATGAATTTAATCCAGTTCATTATCACTCGGGTGTTTTTTCTTTTGTAGTATGGATTCAAATTCCATCTAGTTATAAAAAAGAAAAAGAATTAAAATTTATTAAAAAATCTAACTCACCTTGTGCAAATACTTTTGAATTTATTTATACAAATATATTAGGCAAAGTATGCACGGAAAAAATTTATTTAGAACCAGAAGATGAGGGAACTATTATATTATTTCCTGCAAGTTTATTACATCAAGTGTATCCTTTTTATTTATCAAATAAAAAAAGAATAAGTATTTCTGGAAATATAAAATTAGATCCAACAAAAATAATATGAGTTTTAAAAAGAAAAAATATACAGTTATCCGTCAAGCAATATCAAAAGACCTAGCAGCTTTTGTTGCAAATTATTTTTTAATGCAGAAACAAGTTTATGATACTTGTAGACAGGCTAGATACTTTTCACCCTTTGAAAATATTATAGGTCACTATGAAGGTAGAGATGAACAGATACCAGAAACATATAGTCAGTATTCTAATATAGCTATGGAAACTTTAATGTTAAAATGCCAACCTAAAATGGAAGAAGTAACAGGATTAAAATTATATCCAGCTTATACTTATGCAAGAATATATAAAAAAGGTGACATATTAAAAAGACATAAAGACAGATTTAGTTGTGAGATATCTACTACTATGAATCTTGCTGGTGATGACTGGCCAATATATTTAGAGCCTTCTGGAGAAGTAGGTAAAAAAGGAATTAAAGTAGATCTTAAACAAGGAGATATGCTAGTTTATTCTGGCTGTGAGTTAGAACATTGGAGAAATAAGTTTAAAGGCAAGGAATGCGTACAAGTATTTCTTCATTATAACAACCGTAAAACACCAGGCGCTAGAGATAATATGTTTGACAAGCGTCCTCATTTAG